AGACAGCTAAAAGATATAGAAGAATATTTTGGGATCACCAAATTCGCACCACTAGTATCTGTCTTTTCAAAAATTAAAGACTTTTTAGTAGATATTCGAAATGTCGAAGCTAGTGTGTTTCGTTCTATCGCAAACGGATTCACATCTTTTGATATTGGTGAAAAGTTACGTTCCATTGGTGATATTTTTGCAAAAGTTAAAGATCAAATTGAAGGATTTACGACAGCAGGCAAGAAAAGCAAAGATATTTTTAAGCCTGTTGGATCGGTATTATCTAATGTAATTAAAAATATTGGACAATTTTTAAAAGGTATTCAGATCAATGGTGCGTTTGATCTGGTCAATTTGTTTAATGGCATTGGATTTACTAAGTTTATTTTTACCATTAACAAGATTTTGAAGAATCTTGCTGGTTTCACCGGCAATCCGTTGAAAAACTTTTTCAATGAACTGAAAGATCTTGCTAAGAATAATGTAATCGTAGAGAATTTTCAAAAACTACAGAAGTCTGTTATTGGATTCTTTTCTGATCTTCAGAATAAACTTAAGGCCGAAACATTGGGAGCCCTTGCAAAAGCTATTGCTATTTTGACAGTTTCATTGGTAGCGCTTTCGTTTATCGATGGCAAAAAACTTGGCAAATCACTTGCAGCTATTGCTGGCGCTTTTGCTGAACTTGTGGGCGTTATGTTTATTTTAGGCAAGCTGGATAGCTTGAGTGGAAATAAAATTGGTGAGAAAGGTAATATATTTAAAAACCTTCTTGATAGTTTTAAGCCATCAACACTTTCCACAATGAGTACATCAATAATTAAGCTTTCCGCTGCAATGGCCATTTTAACACCATCAATCGTTGCACTAAGCAAACTTTCCTGGGGTGAGCTTATAAGAGGTCTTGTCGGGATGGGAGCAGGATTTGCAGCAATGGTTGGAGTGATTTTTGTATTAAGTAAAGTTTTCTCCAGCATTGCTACTGCAGATGGCGCTCTTAAAAATGTAACGAAGAGTATTACGAAGGTTGTTCCTCTAATGATTGCTATGGCGTTTGCTACAAAACTTATGGCCACTGCAATTAAGTCACTATCGTCTCTTTCTTGGGGAGAACTTGGAAGAGGTCTTCTTGGAGCTGCTGGTGGTTTGGCGGCAATGGTAGGCGCACTCGTTATCATCAATAAATTCGGTAGCGAACTTAGTGGTGGAAAACTTTTGGGACTTGGTGCCGCATTTCTTGGAATGTCGGTTGGCGTTCTCGCAATGGCCAGTGCATTAAAGAGTATTGCTTCCTTATCTGGATTGGATAGTGTGCAAGCAGTAGCTACGTTAGGAAGTAGTTTAGTAATACTAGCTGTTGGTCTTACTGCAATGCGCAAATCTATTGTTGGAGCATTAGCATTAGATATAGCAGCAGGTGGCTTGATTGCCTTAGGTGGTGCATTAAAGATCGTTGCTTCCTTATCTGGTGGTGATAGCTTCCAAGCAGTAGCTACATTAGGTAGTAGCTTAGTAATACTAGCTGTTGGTCTTACTGCGATGAGTAAATCTATCGTTGGAGCATTGGCACTAGATTTGGCAGCAGGTGGTTTGATTGCCTTAGCTGGTGCGTTAAAAGTTATTGCTTCCTTATCTGGATGGGATAGCTTCCAAGCAGTAGCCACATTGGGTAGTAGCTTAATTGTTTTATCGATTGGTCTTACTGCAATGAGCGAATCCATTATTGGAGCATTGGCTCTAGATATAGCGGCAGGTGGTTTGATTGCCTTAGCTGGTGCGTTAAAAGTTATTGCTTCTTTGTCTGGATTAGATAGCTTCCAAGCAGTAGCCACATTGGGTAGTAGCTTAATAATGCTAGCGGTTGGTCTTACTGCTATGATTGCCGCTATTCCAGGAGCTATTGCACTAGATATAGCAGCTGGTGGTTTAATTGCTTTTGCTGGTGCATTAAAGATCATTGCCTCCTTATCCGGTGGTGATAGCTTCCAAGCAGTTATTACTCTTGGAACCAGTCTCATCATGCTTGCTGTGGGTCTGACCGCTATGATTGCAGCGATACCTGGAGCCATTGCGCTTGATATTGCTGCAGGTGGACTTGTTGCTTTCGCCGGAGCGTTAAAGATCATAGCTTCCATGTCTGGAGGAGATAGTTTCCAAGCAGTTATTACTCTTGGAACTAGTCTCATTATGCTAGCAGTTGGTCTTACAGCTTTGATTGCAGCTATTCCAGGTGCTCTTGCACTTGACATAGTAGCAGGAGGTTTAATTACCTTCGGTGGTGCGTTAAAGATCATTGCTTCTTTGTCTGGAGGAGATAGTTTTCAAGCAGTAGTTACATTAGGTACTAGCTTAATAATGTTAGCGGTTGGTCTTACTGCAATGACTGGATCTATCCCAGGAGCGTTAGCACTAGACATAGTATCCGGTGGTTTGATTGCCTTTGGCAGTGCATTAAAGATCATTGCTTCTTTGTCTGGAGGAGATAGTTTCCAAGCAGTAGCTACGTTAGGAAGTAGCTTGATTGTTTTGTCGGTTGGTCTTACTGCAATGAGCGGAGCTCTTCCTGGGGCAGGAGTTCTTTTGCTTCTTGGTCCAGCTCTTAGTGGACTTGTTACACCGTTAAAGAGTATAGCTAGTATTGATGCATCAGCATTATCTAATTCTCTTACAACGCTTGCAGAAGGCTTTATAGTTCTCGGATCATCTCTTCCGACAGTCCTGCCAAATTTACTACTTCTTTCAGGCACATTTTCATCTCTTGCAAAAGATGGAGCTGGACTTGCATCTAGTGTTACTACAATTTCTTCGTCTTTCCAATCAATAGCAGTTTCATCATCGGTAGCTAGTGAATCTATGACTAGATTCTCGACAGCAATGGATGGTATTGGTCCATCAATTAAGGGCGTATCTTCTTCATTGACTAGTTTATCGAATATATTTAATAAGATTGGAACCACTTTTAGTTTGTCAATGGCAACTGGTTTTCTTGCAGGTGAGCATCAATTTAAGTCAACAGCAGTAGGTGTTGCTCTGCGTGGAGCTAGTTCACTACTTTCTGCAAAGAGCCGTTTCATAAATGTCGGTTTGAATTTTACAATTGGTCTCGCAAATGGCATTTCGTCAGGAACATCTACCGTTGTTGCATCGGCTACAAACGTGGCTAATGCAGCAGTAAATGCAACACGTTCTACTTTGCAGGTTCATTCACCCTCCAAGATACTACATGCAATTGGTCAGTTCTTCGTAAAAGGTTTTAGCTTAGGAATTGATGATTCTAAGCCAGATGCTGCAAGTTCTGCTGCTGACATGGCGCAAACTGCTATTGACTCTGCAAAAGCAAAGGTTGAGAGTGGCTTTGATGATATTAATGCTCTTGTGGATAGTAAGACCTCAGAACTTAGTGCAAAGATGGCAAATCTTGATAGTAAAACAAAATTTGCAAATAGATATGGCACAACTTATGGTCTTCCTAGCACGACGTATGATTATGACACCGCGAGCCACGAAGAAGCAAAAGGCAAAGCGCTTAACAAGAAGAGAGCAGATACTGCTGCAACAAGGGCAAACTCTTCTGCTGTTAAAGACAATACTGCTGCAACGGATGAGAATACAAAATCCAAGAAAAAGAATGCCAGTGGGTCTGGAAGTGCTGCAAAAGCATCGAAAGATAATGCGGAAGCTAAGAAACAGGAAACAGAAGAGCTTCTTAAACAGCAAAAAGTCATTGATAAGTTTAACAAATATAGTGTTAATGTTCTCGATAGCATGAACAAAGGGTATTCCATCTTATGGAGCACATTTGATGATCCTACAAAGATGGTTGATACCATGCGGAACTCTCTTATTAATCTCGCAGCTCAGATGTGGATTACTGCTCAGGAAGGAACCAATTCTTCTAATAGCATTTCTTCTTCAACGAAAGATACAGCAGATGATACAACTACTGCGGCAGAAAAGACTGCAAAAGCTATTAAAGAACATCTTGTGGATATTGAGGACACCTTCAATCAAAAGTACGAGAGTTATAAGTCAAAAATCAAAGATGGAATGGATCTCTTTTCCAAGTTTGATAACAAGCTCTCTGACACAAAGAAGCCAGAAGAAGTACTAAAGAATGCTCAATCTGAGATTGATGGTTACACTCGTCTTGGACAAAAGTATATCATGCTTGCTGGAAGAGGAGTTCCTCAAAATGTTTTGAGTGATCTTATCGACAGCGGTGTTGAGGCGCTTCCCAAGATCAACGCTATGTTATCAATGAGCGATGATCAGCTTAATGAGTATCTGAATGATGTTAATAATAGTGATACGATTTCGGATAAAGTAGCTTCTCAGGCGCTTGCGGCACAGGTTATGGCATCCACAACGGTTCAATGGAGAAAAGCCGCGCAGGCCCAAAAAGGAATATCTGCTGATCTGAGATCGGCGTATCTAACTTTCCAGAAAACTGTTCAGGATGCTCAAAATGCTAATGTTGATCTAAACAAAACAACATTTGGTAATATTGATATGAATTCTCGAGAAGTTCTTAAATGGACAGACGAGAATATTGATAAATATAAAGACGTCCTTGCTGATTGGCACCAGGATGCAAAAGGTCTTAAGGGAACCATTTCAACCATTCTTGGTTCTTATGGAGAGTTTGGTGATGGGCTAAACATTGCTTTCACACCTCTCCTGCAGACTGGAACCGGAGAACCTGTTCTTTTGAGTTCTGACACCGTGAACAAGTATATTGAAGCGGTGCTTAATAAGGTGAATGCAACCCATCCTGATGGATTCACCACAGAGGATATTCTTGGTATTGATGCACAAGGTCTTATGATTGATGGGCAGCTTATTAAAGACCTTATTGCAGATGTTGGAGATACTGCTGAGCAAACATCCGAAGCGATGCATTATGTCGGTACGGATAGTGAGTACATGCAATCTTGGGATAATTTGAAGACAAAGCTTGATGCTGCTGGGATTAGTTTCGAAGACCTTCAAAAGAAATTGTCCGATACAACTCAGACAGAACAAGCTGCTGCCTATGATTTGATGTCTACGTATTCCGCTGCTGGCGAGACCGTTATGAAATGGCAAGAAGAATATGAGACGATGTCCAATACGGTCAAAAGTACTATTGAATCTCAAGTTGGATTGTTTGATAAGTTGGAGCTTAAGTCTGACATAACCGCTCAGACGATGCTTGATAACTTTAAGTCTCAGGTTACTGGAATTCAAACCTGGGGAGATGAGTTACAGAAATTATCAGATAGAAATATTCTCAACACAGATATTCTCGAACAGTTGGCAGCTCTTGGTCCAGAAGGTTATGATAAGCTTCATGCATTCTACACCATGAGTGATGATCAGTTGAATCAGATCAATACGCTTTATCAGCAAAAGTTAACGTTGACGGATAGTGTTTCGAACACAGTCGGTCAATCGTTTGCAAATGCGGCAGTTGGTGGAATTAATAAATTTAATGAAGCTCTTGCTATTTATACCGGTCAAGATTCTCAGTTTATGGCGTCGCTACAAGGACTTTCAACAACTGTTCAACAAGCAATCATATCTGCGGTTGGAACGAGTTCTGATTCTGTAGCACAGCAACTTGCAACGATTCTTGCCACTGCAATATCTAATAATTCTGGATCTGTGATTTCTCAGTCGACAACACTTGGAACCAATGCATCTAATGCTGCTAAGAAATCGATCGCGGATGGCGGAAATGAAATGGCGTCTACTGCAAGAGCTGTTGGCAAGAAAACAGTTAACGCCGCTGGAGAGAACATTAATGCTGGAAAGGGTGCCGAGCAAGCTAATAATTATGCGTCCGGTATCATTAACGAGATTAATGCACAAATTGCAAATGTCTATAACGCAAGCCTTGCGCTTGGTAATGCAATGAATGCTGGTACCCATGATGGTGCTGGCAACGGTTCTCCTTCCTGGAAGGGTGCACAGCAAGCTATGTGGTACATCATGGGCGTGATGAATGGACTTGCAAAGATGGAGACTCCGATGACGGAAAAGGCAACGGAAACGGGATCTCTTTTAAGTCAAGCTATTGGGGCCGCATTCACTATTGATGATAGTAGTCCTGTAATCACTCCAGTACTTGATCTTTCGAATGTTCAAAATGGCGCTGCTACTTTAAGTAACATGCTTGACGACTCGTATGGACTCAACATGACTACAAATCTTGGCAAGATCACTACACCTGTAGATAATTCGGCAGCGCTTGCGGGAACGATTGGTAATTTTAGTAATGCAGATGTAGTAAATGCCATTGTTTCTCTTCAGAAGAATGTTGATACTCTTGGCGGAAAGATTGCACAAATGCAAATCGTTCTTGACAGCGGTGAAGTTGTTGGCGCTGTTAGTAATGGCGTTTCTCAGAATATTAATGATGCTGTTGGAAGAAAGGAGGCAGTATGGGCGTAATAAAAGATGTGCTTTCTGAAAAATATTTTGTTTTTAATGGAAAAGCCTCTACTGACTTCCGACTTATTTGCTCTGGAGGGGGTACATATGGTGCCCCCAAAAGGGTTTATGATACTGTTCATATTCCCGGAAGAAATGGGTCCTTATTGATTGATAAGGGATACTACGAAGATATTGAAGTTTCTTATAAGGATGTAGGCTTTATTCCAGAAGAATGGTATCCATTTGATATGGATCAAAGACTTGCAGCAGTAAGAGAATGGTTATTTGGTTCGATCGGTTACAAAAGACTGGAAGATACTTGGCATCCGGACGAATATAGAATGGGATATATTTCACAAAGTTTCAGTCCATCTATGCTTGATTCGTTAGAGGCTGGCAAGGTTGATATTAAATTCAATTGTAAACCACAGAGATATTTGAAATATGGAGAAATCCCTGTAGTAATCGAGCAAGGATTTACATTATTTAATCCAACTTCTTTCATAGCTTTACCGATAATTATGATAGAAGGAAGTGGAACAGTTACGATTCAAAATGAAGATGGGACATTTTCAATAACGGTGGAATCCGATGCAACTGTTGATTGTGACATGATGAATGTCTATCACGAAACAGAAAATCTTAATTCCAAATCCACATTTTCACTTCCATCTGGACTCGATAAAATGTATCTTGGGAAAAAGAATGTAATTTCATATTCAGACTCTATCACAAAGCTATCTATTATTCCAAGATGGTGGAGGTTGTAAATGATTCCTATTTTATTTGATAAAACAGCTACTACTTGGACTACAAATGGTCTCGGGAGATTATCAGAAGCAATTAGTTGTAAAGTAACGGAGGAACGAAACGGCGAATATGAGCTTGAGATGCAATACCCTGTTTCCGGGCCTCTCTTTAAATATTTACTCAATGACAATATTATTTATGCCAAAGCGTTTGAAGGAACAAATGACGATCATGTAAACCAGCCGTTTCGCATTTACAAGGTATCGAAACCGTTGAGTGGCAAAGGAACAGTTTCTGCAAGACATAACTCTTATAGACTTTCTTATACTCCAGTTGGGTTTGTTACGTCTGCGCAGCGTTCTGCTAAATCTTCTTTAACAGCAATCGTATCTGCCATTAAAGATCCATCTTGTCCTTACAAATTCTCGACTGATATTTCTTCAGCAGCTCTTACCTTTGGTATTGATGCTCCAGTATCAGTTCGATCTGCAATTGGTGGAGACAAAGGGTTTATTGACACCTATGGTGGAGAGGTTAAGTGGGATGATTTTAATGTTTCTATTCTCTCTAGTAGAGGGAGAGACAATGGAGTAGCAATTCGTTATGGGAAGAACTTAACGGATTTAAAAGAAGAAGAGAATATTGAGAAGACTTATACTGCAATCTTTGGATATTACAAGGCAGATGCTCAGGCTTCAACACCGGAAAGAAAGATTGAAGGATCTATCATTAAATGCGCTAATGCAGACAAGTTCCCCTACATTAGGACTTATATTTACAATTGTTCTTCCGATTTTAATGATACCGTAATGAAAGGATATCGGGTCGGTCAATCATTTTATAAAGACTCTGATCATAAAGAAGGTGTTCTTGTAATAAAGAATAACTATTATGAAGATTCTGGAACAATTATCACTGGATATTTTGATGGAGTTTCTTTCTATACAGATTCTGATAATAAAAAGCATATTATTCCAGAACTTTATAAGTATTATTCCGATGGAAATACACTTCA